ATGGCGAAGAACAACAAGCGCATCTTAATCGTGGCGCACAGGCGTGAGCTGCTCAAGCAAATCAGCGGCGCACTGAAGAAAGTGGGCGTATCGCACGCTATCCTAGCTGGCGGCACTCCGGGCATTCCTATTGCCAATGTAGTGGTGGCATCCGTGTTTACACTGGTGCGGCGCATGAAGACGATGAAGCCGTTCGACCTTATCATTGGCGACGAGGCGCATCACTTCACCCCTGACAGCAGCTGGGGTAAGGTTGTCGCTGGCTTTCCGACCGCCCGTGTACTGGGCGTTACCGCTACGCCTGCGCGGCTTGACGGTAAGGGTATGGGCCAGATGTTTGATGATATGGTAATGGGCCCTACGGTCGCAGAGCTGACTGCTCAGGGCTTCCTATCGCAAGCTGTGGTCTATGCACCAAGCGCACCGGATCTGGGCTCTGTGGGCACGCGCATGGGCGATTACGTATCAAAGCAGCTGGAAGACGCGATGGACAAGCCGATTATCACTGGCAGTGCGGTCAAGCACTATGGCAAGTACGCACCGGGCAAGAAGGCAATTGCGTTCTGTGTCAGTGTCAAGCACGCCAAGGATGTGGCCGAAGACTTCCGTAACGCTGGCTATGCAGCCAGCCACATCGATGGTGGCATGGATGATACTGAGCGCGATGCTGTTCTGAAAGCGTTCGAGGAAGACCGTGTTCAGATCCTGACCAGCTGCGATCTGGTGAGCGAGGGCTTCGATCTCCCGTCTGTTGAGGTCGCGATCCTATTGCGCCCGACGAAATCCCTTGGGTTGTTCCTGCAGCAATGCGGTCGAGCGATCAGGCCGCACCCCGACAAGGAGAGGACAATCATCCTTGATCATGCCGGCAACACCGCAAGGCACGGCTTCATTGACGATGACAGGGACTGGAGCCTTGCTGATGGGTTCGTTGCGAACAACGGCAAGAGTAACGATAAAGTCGTGTCTGTCCGGACATGCACTGCCTGCTTCGCGGTTCATAAGCCGACACCGACATGCCCTATGTGCGGTCACGTTTATCCTGTCATGGGCAGAGCCGTGAAGCATGTGGATGGGGATCTGGTTGAAACGCGCCGAGATGGCGAAGCTGAAGCTGAAACCGCTGAAGATATGATGCAGAAGAAGTTCAGGGTTCTAGCCAGTGTGGCCCGCAAGCGCGGCTACAATAACCCGACGCAGTGGGCATTCAATGTTATCTGCGGGCAAGAGGCATCACGCCTTGCGAAGAAGGTGGGTATGCGTGATGCTCAGACAACCAATGGCCTGACGGCAGAAGAGAGGGCATCGATATGGAAGATGACAGCGGGGAAGACGAAGAGTTCCATTCGGTAGTTGTGCCGCTATCGCTGATCCATGCGCTGACATTTGAGATGCTGCATGTGATCGATCAGTGGCATGAAGACCGGAAGGTTGAAGACATTAGCATCCGGCTATGTTTTGCCGCCATGATGGCCGCGACTGAAGCTGCGCTGGAGCAATTAAATAATGATGGGCAGAGGGAGACTTTACAATGAGCGTTGGCTATTTTTCAGATGAGTTTTGTGATGACCTAAAGAAGTATGTGAAGGTCAACCGCGAGGGCGCATCGTATTACAATCAGATTAGAAGGCGCATTCAGCGCCACGCAATTCACTTTGCCCTCCCGCACGGAGGATTTATCCTGCCTAAAGAGGGGGATATGGTGGCCATTGATACCGACATCCTGCGGCCTCCGTTTCCTGTAACTGTGATAGAGTATCCAGAAGGCGGCGGCACCCTGAAGCCCGGAGAAACTCCATCTACCAAGCGTTTAGTGATGGCCGTCGATGACGGTGATGGTGTCATTCTGTTTCCTGCCTATTACTCAGACGCATATGATGTGTGGCATCCACCCCTCATATGCTGGCGGCTCAAATACGGTCGAGATTTTTCTTTGAGCAGGACGAAGCCGAGGCGCATCGCGGACGACGACGTTATGAGCTATAGTGAGGGTTGGAGTAATGCACTTGCGTCCACAAAAATGCCCATTACCCTAGAGGAATACGCTGTAATTGAGATGGGCAACATCAATCAAGAGTTCTCAGTTTATATCGACTTCTGCTTGGCTATGTCCCAGTATGAGACTGAGATTGTCGATCAAAAGCCTGATGCTCAAGCGCAGAAACTGAGAAGGCTCCGCAGCAAGCCGCCGCTGTTTACCTATAAGATCATCACGATCACCGGGAAGCGTAAGGTTTACACGGAATCCAAGGGTGGAACGCACGCATCTCCTGTAACGCATCTGCGGCGCGGACACTGGAGGACTTACAAATCAGGCAAGCGGGGTTGGGTCGAGGCCGCTTTGATCAACGGCAAGGACGGCTTGGTAGCCAAGGACTACAAGGTAGAAGCGCGGCATGGCCAGTGAGGCCGTAATCCAGCAGGAGATTCGACTCGCTCTAGGCCAGAGGCAGGACATCATGATGTTCCGCATCAACGTGGGTAAGTTCCGACCGCTGGATGGTGGAGCCCGTGTGATTCAGTCCGCACCTGAAGGGACACCCGATCTGCTTGGCGTTATAACACCGGGCCGAGCGTTCGCTATCGAGGTCAAGACCGAGAAGGGAAAGCAACGCCTTGCTCAAGCAGCATGGCAGAGTGCGTGGGAAAAGCGTGGCGGAATATACATATTGGCCCGTTCTGTTGAAGATGTTTACAAAGGGCTTGACATAACTCCGTAGACATCTGTATGCCATGTGTAGGCCGACTAGATACGGCCATAACCGGAGAATAAAAATGGCAGAAGAATTAGAGTTTACGCTCAAATACTGGCGTGACCGCGCTAAGGTTTTTGAGACAATCCTTGATAACATAAGAGCGGACAGAATTGTGCTACAACACTACCTTATTACACGACTGGACAGTGAAAACTCCGAGCTAAGGGAAGTTCTGGTAAAGCTGACTGACACTATCGCGGCGCAATTAAAACACCGAGCCGATGAAGTTATCCCGAAGGATAGCGAGGCCGCTTCATACGTTGACGCATATCAATCAATGAAGATTAAGGTTGATGAATTGGAGCTATCAGTTCGGATCGCGAATGTATTGCGGCAGCAGAACATTGAGACACTGGGTGACGCTTGCAAATACACAGAAGGTGAGCTGCTTCGCTATCCAAATTTTGGCCGGAAGTCCTTGGACGAATTCAAGGGAATCCTGAAAGATCACGGCCTCTCATTAAGCTCATACTTCAGGGGAGAATAAAAATGGCTATAATTCAAGTACGTGACCAGAAGCACTGGCACGAGTTGCGTTCCCAGCACATTGGCGGGAGCGATATTGCTGCATTGTTTGGGCTATCGCCCTATTCAAGCCGCTGGCAATTGTGGATGGAGAAGTCTGGCAAGCTACCGCCGGAGGACATCTCAGGCAATAAGGCTGTGCAAGCTGGCACATTCCTTGAGAGCGGCATTGCAAACTGGGCTGCTCACCGCTGGTCTATGGATCTGACAAAGGTTAATGACTATTACACGGTCGATGACTGTCCCGGCATGGGAGCGTCGTTTGATTACATCGCGCACACTGGAGCGCCCGTCGAGATCAAGTGGTCTGCGCGTGGCTATGGCTGGCGCTATAATGGCGAAGAGATTGATGAAGCGCCTGAGAATTATCTGCTTCAGGTGCAGCACCAGCTGGCTTGTACGACTTCGGATCACGCATGGCTTGTGGCCCTGATCGATGATGAGCCGCGTCGCATGAAGGTTCCGCGCAATGACAACATCATTGATGCTATCAAGCATGAGATCAAGCTGTTCTGGAAATCGATTGCTGAAGGCAAGGAGCCTGATCCGGATTACACGACCGATGTGGACGCGATTACGAAGCTGATGGGGACGCTGCCTAAGAGTGATATTGTCCTCGATGACGGAGACGCGCTGCTCTTCTTGGACTATAAGACTGCCAAGCAGGATGAAAAGGACGCAGTAGCCCGCGCCGACGAGGCGAAGGGTGCGCTTCTGATGAAAGCCCGTGCCAAGCTGGAGCTTATGAACACATCGCAGGACAAGGCTTCGGTCAAGTGCGGTGAACATAAGATGACAATCAGCAATGTGCCCAACAATCCCGGCAAGGAAATCACGCCGGACATGGTTGGCACTATGACTGGAAAGCGTTCCGGATACACAGCGGTAAGGATCACCTGATGAAAGATGTTGTTATGATGAGGGTCGATAGGGATCTGCTGGCAAGGCTGCGCGACGTTGCAGCCAAGCACCCGCTAAAGCCTACGCTTCGAGCCGTTGTCGAGCGTGCCATTGAATTAATGATTGATGATTTGGAAGAGGAATTACAAAATGCAAAGTAACGAGATCGTTCCCGCTAAGCCGATGGATCGGTTTAAGCAGGAGCTAGTCGCACGCGAGGGCCACCTTCGCAGTCTCTTACCGCAGGCCATG